GCAACACAAGATGATAGTTCAACTATTTCTGGTGAGTCTTTTGTAACAGCATCAGGTGGTGATGCAATTGTTACTTGTGGAAATTTTAAAACACATATTTTTACAGGATCAGGAACATTTACAGTAAGTAGCATCGCTAGTTCAGCTCCTAACAACGTAGTAGACTATATGGTGGTTGCAGGTGGAGGTGGTGGAGGTTCAAATAACTATGGTCCGCCAAGAGGTTCAGGTGGTGGTGGAGCTGGTGGTATGAGATTTTTTTCAACAGCGCCAGGATCAAATCATCCTATAAATAATTCAGGAGCTAGTCCAAATACAACAATCACAGTAACAGCAACAGGATTTCCAATTACAGTAGGTGGTGGAGGAGCAGGTGCTCCTTCCGGTAGTCCAGATTCAGGTTCTAAAGGTACCGATTCAATTTTTTCTACAGTAACATCAGCAAAAGGTGGAGGAGGTGGTGGTCACTGTAATATGAGTTGTAGAGATGGTGGATCAGGTGCTGGTGGAAGAAATGCAGTTTGTGGTGGAGCTGGTAATACACCTCCAGTTGCACCTCCTCAAGGAAACCCTGGAGGCGATGGTGGAGCAAGTTCTGGAAGCTATAGAGGAAGTGGTGGCGGAGGAGCAGGTGGAGCAGGAATAGATGGCGACACTTCTACCCCAGACTATGGTGCAGGAGGAGTTGGCGCTTATATCGCTGATTCATTTATTGGTTCAACAGCTCCAAGTTATGGAACACCAGGGCCAGTTTCGAATGTAAGATATTTTGCAGGTGGTGGATCAGGATCACCAGGACCAGGATCTTCTGTAAATGGACCTCTTGGTGGTGGAGGAGGAAAAGGAACTGCTGGTACAGCCAATACAGGTGGCGGCGGTGGAGCTAATAGCCCAGGTTCAGGAGCAACTGGTGGTCCCGGAATTGTTATGGTAAGATATAGATTTCAATAGGATAAATTATGAGTACAATTAAAGTAAATAAATTAGAACAAAGATCAGGATGCACAGCTACAGTTGGTGGTGGAGCAGGTAAAACAGTTACAGTAGATGCAACGACAGTAACTTTAGGTCGTTGTGGTGGAACGGTTTCATTAGCACCAGGTGCAACACAATCAGGATTTGGTAGATCAGGTTCTGTGAACTGGTGTACAACTGCCAAGACATCTCCTTTTACGGCAGAAAATGGTAAAGGATATTTTGTTAACACATCAGGGGGTGCTGTTACAGTTACATTGCCTTCAAGTCCATCCGCTGGTGATATAGTTGCAGTCAATGATCTTAATGGAACATCTGATTGTTCTAGTAAAGCTATAACTCTTGGTAGAAATAGTTCAAAGATAAATGGAGCTTGTACTGATGTAATTATTAATACAGAAAGACAATCAACAACAATAGTTTATAGTGGTGCTACTCAAGGTTGGGTTGCTGTTGGTGATGCAAACGCACCTAGTTCAGCTTTAAATGTTCAGTATAATGTAAGATATTTAGTAGTAGCTGGCGGTGGATCAGGTGCTGGTGGAACACAAGGTGGCGGTGGTGGAGCTGGAGGTTACAGAACAGTTTGTTCAGCTAATTTTGCAGTTCTTTCAGGATCATCATTTCCAATTCAAGTTGGAGGTGGCGGAACAGCTGCAGCCCCAGGTCCAACAGATAACAGAGGAAATCAAGGAACACCTTCAATTTTTAGTACAATAACATCTACAGGTGGCGGAGGTGGAGCAGGTAATTCAACATGTGCAAGTGAAGCACAATCTGGTGGCTCAGGCGGTGGAGGAGCTTGTCAACCTGCAGCTCCATTAAGAGCAGCAGGAGCAGGTAATACTCCCCCAGTTGCCCCACCACAAGGAAATCCTGGAGGAACAGGGACTCACCCAGGCTCAGGTCCATTTGGTTGGGCAGGAGGTGGTGGTGGAGGTGCCGCTGCAGCAGGAGGTGCATTTGCAGGAGGTCCACCAGGTGTTGCAGGTGCTGGTGGAATAGGAGCAACAACAGATATTTTTGGTTCATCCCCACAAGCACCATCTTATGGTACATCAGGTCCAGCACCAGGAAGATATTTCGCTGGAGGTGGCGGTGGTGGAACTTATATTGGCACAAAAGGAGCTGGTGGTGATGGCGGTGGTGGTCCAGGTAATTCATCAGGAAATAATAACGGTGCTAACGGAGCAGACAATACAGGCGGCGGTGGCGGTGGTGGTGATACTCATAAATATACAGGTGGTTCAGGTATAGTAATTATTAAACACGCAACAGCAGATGCGAGTCCAGCTGTTTCAGGCGGTAATGCAGTGATTACTTGTGGTTCAGATACAATAAGAGTATTTACAGGAGATGGAACATTTGTATCATAAAAATTAATGATTTTACAAACTTTAACAAATAATATATAAGGAGAACATTATGGCACATTACGCAAAACTAGGAGCAAATAATAAAGTTATAGCAGTTCATGTTGTAGCTGATAAAGATTGTCAAAATGCTGATGGTGTTGAAGATGAAGAAGTAGGCAGACAGTTTTTGGAGAGAATCCATAGCTGGCCTCTTTGGAAACAAACATCTTACAATACACAAGGCGGACAACATAAAAATGGTGGAACACCTTTCAGAGGTAACTATGCAGGCATAGGTATGATTTATGATGAGGACAATGATTTGTTTTTACCTAAAAAACCTTATGCTAGTTGGACTTTAAATGTGGCAGAAGCAAGATGGCAATCACCAATCGGTGATGCCCCAGCATTATCTGAAGAAGAACAAACTACTCATTATTATCAGTGGAATGAATCTACAGGTGCTTGGGATAAACTCGCTAGATAATCTACTTGACATCATTATTAGAGTTAATTACATACTAGATAGGTATGCAAAAGAAAGTATTAACAGAAGTTGATTTATATTATGGTGAAGTTGATATGCCTAAAGGCTTTGAAATTGACCGAGATCAAATAAGAAACGACATCATAAATTCTTTTATAAAACAAAAAAGAGTTAACACTAATCCTCAAGCTTATACCTTTGACGATTATGTTGTGCCTTTTTCTCAACCTTTACAGTGGATGCAAGATTACGTTAGAGATCATTGGGGAGCCGAATACGGTAGAACTTTAGTGACTAAAAATATGCATGGCAATATTATGCATCCCAAAGAAAAATCTTGGACTAGAAATCAAGTTGAGCCAGTTGATTTACTCAACTCACCAGATTATACCTTAATCTATGGTGTTGATGTCAAAGAAGGCTCTTCAGAGTGTATTATCGAATATGATGATAACAGAAGAAAAAATAGAACTTGGCACATACCTCTAAAAAATAATAACTTTATAATATTTCCAGCCACTAATAAATATTCTTTTTCACCTAATACTTCTAATGGCTTAAATATGATTTTAACAATTAATTATGAATATATCTAATTTTATTGAGACATATAAAATATCAGAATCACTTTGTGATGATTTAATAAAATACTATGAAAATAATAAACAGTACACAAAGTTAAGAAAAGATATTCCAAACACTAATGATTCTTTATTTTATAATGATTCTCAGGACCCAACAATTCAAAATTTTTTTAAAGCTTTAGGTAAGGCTGTAACAGAGTATGCAAAAAAATATAATTTACGTAATCCTCTTAAAACTGAAGTTACTAATAAAATTCAACATTATCAACCAGGTGCTGGTTATTCTGTTTTGCATTATGAAAGAGGTGGTAAAGCTGTTGCAGATAGGCAGGTTGTTTACATGTTATATTTAAATACTGTAAAAGATGAAGGTGGAACTATATTTCCTCATCAAAAAGTTCATACTAAAGCAATAAAAGGAGATCTTATTTTATGGCCTGCAGATTTTACCCATCCTCACGCAGGAATAATTTCTAACACAGAACAAAAATATATTGCAACAGGGTGGTTTGTCATAGCATGAATATATCTAATTACTATTGGTACTTTGAATCTGCGATACCACCAAGAATTTGTGACATGATTGTGCAATACGGTAAAACAGAAAAAAATAGAGAAATTATGGCCATTACAGGTGGTTTTGGTAGAGATAGAGATTTAGATAAACAACCTCTTACTAAAGATGAAGTAAAAGATTTACAGAAAAAAAGAGATTCAAACATTGTTTGGATGAATGATCAATGGATATACAAAGAAATTCAACCTTATGTTCACATGGCAAACAGAAATGCAGGTTGGAATTTTGAATGGGATTTTTCAGAATCTTGTCAGTTTACCATATATAAAAAAGGTCAATATTATGATTGGCATGCTGATAGTTGGGATAAACCTTATGTAGAAGAAGGTCCAACAAAAGGTAAAATTAGAAAACTATCTGTAACAGTTAGTTTGACTGATCCAAAAGAATACAAAGGTGGAGAGTTAGAGTTTGATTTTAGGAATTTAGATCCTGATAAAAAACCTAACATTAGAACATGCACTGAAATATTACCAAAAGGCTCTTTGGTTGTATTTCCATCTTTTGTATGGCATAGAGTCAAACCAGTAACAAAAGGAGTAAGGCATAGTCTAGTAATATGGAATCTAGGTTATCCATTTAAATAATATGAATGATATAAAACAAGGCGGAAGCAACACACCAAAAAACCATGTAGATTTTAGATCTGCATTTTATTTTCAAACACCTGTTTGGATCGCAGAAGTTCCAATGTTTTTGAAAAATACAATTAAGATAACAGATAAATATATTAAGAAAGCTAAAAAAAATTTAAAAGATAAATTAAAAAACGATCCAAAATGGAAAAAAGATATAGGCACGTTTGGTTTATCATATCACAGTGAAAGCTTTTCTAACGATCCTCAAGCTAAAGAATTAGTTCAATTTATAGGACAAAGATCTTATGAGTTTTTAGATTGGCAAGGTTTTAATTTACGGGATCATAGCTTACATTTTACAGAATTTTGGGTACAAGAATTTAGTGAAAAAGGTGGTGGTCATCATTCTACACACCAACATTGGAACCAACATGTATCAGGATTTTATTTTTTAAAGTGCAGTGAAAAAACATCTTACCCTGTTTTTCATGATCCAAGACCTGGTGCAGAAATGACAAAACTATTTATGAAAAATCCAGAGCAAATTACAATGGCAACTAATCAAGTTCATTATAAACCAAAACCAGGAACGATGATTATTTTCCCAGGTTATGTCCCTCACGAGTTTGTAGTAGATGCAGCAATAGAGCCCTTTAGATTTGTACATTGGAATATTAAAGTTGTTGAAACAGCGATATCAAAAGAAAGGAGCCAAAAAGATGAGCTTCAAAAAAAATAAGTATATAGTTATTAAAGAGGCAGTTCCAAAAGAAATAGCAGATTTTGTTTACAATTATTTCTTGTTAAAAAGAACTGTTGCAAGAACTTTATTTGATCAAAGATATATCTCTCAATTTACAGAAGAATGGGGGACGTGGAAAGATTCACAAGTTCCAAATACATACTCTCACTATGCAGATTTAGCTATGGAAACTTTGCTTATGAGAACTTTACCTGTTATGGAAAAGAAAACTGGACTTAAATTAAATCCAACTTATTCATATGCTAGAATATATAAAACTGGAGATATTTTAGAAAGACATAAAGATAGACCCAGTTGTGAAATATCCACTACAATAAATTTAGGTGGAGACCCTTGGCCTATATATTTAGAACCTAAAAAAAACGTAGGTAAGCCAGAGCACCTAGGTGGTAAAAAGGGTATAACTGTAAGCAGTAATAATAAAGGTGTTAGAGTAAACTTAAAACCTGGTGATATGTTAGTTTATAGAGGCATTGAATTAGAACACTGGAGAGAAGAGTTTCAAGGTGATAACTGTGCCCAAGTGTTCTTACACTATAATGATCAAAATTCTGAATATAAAACCTCTAATGTAAATGATGGAAGACCGCATTTAGGACTTCCAAGTTGGTTTAAAAAGTAATATAATCTTTAAATGGAGGCAGTGACTCCACCACATACCTCACTGTCTCCTTTTAAGGATTATTTATGAGTTTAGGATTTGACGCAATATCGGCATTACCTTTTGCTACATCAGGACCAGATACAGGCGTAGCTGTAGTTGTAACAGGTAATCAATTAACTGTTACTATTGGAAGTGTAGGTATCATAGCAGATGCTGTTACAGAGGAGGCAACCCCTAATCCATTAACTTTAGGTCTTGGTACTCTAAGTATTACAGGTCAAGCGAATATAAGTGTTACAGCTAACCCATTAACATTAGGTATTGGAACGGTTACAGTTACAGCAGATGCTACAGCTTCTCCTACAGCAAATGCATTGACGTTAGCGACCGGAAATGTTACAGTAACAGGAGAGGCACTGGTAAGCCCAAGTGGAGTTCCATTAACGGTAAACACAAAAGAACCAGGTATAATAACATGGAATGAAATTATTCCAGGAGCAAACATGGTTTGGACACCTATAGATCCAAGTTAAAATTATGGCATCAACATTTTCATCAGATTTAAAATTAGAAATAGTAGCAACCGGAGAGAAAGCTGGTCTTTGGGGTACTATTACAAATACTAACTTACAAATTTTAGAACAAAGCGCTAGTGGTTATCAAGAGATTGATATGGCTGGTGCAAGTGTAACTTTACTTTTATCAGATGGTGCAACATCAAACGGTAAAAACTTTTATTTAAAACTATCTGGAACTTTAGCTGGTGACAGAACTTTAACAATGCCATCAGGATCTGAAAGAGTTTGGATTATAAGTGATGAAACAGTTAGAGGAACATCTAATAGAACATTAAGTGTATTAACCGCTAGTGGTACATCTCAACCAGTTCCTCCAGGGGCAACTTTACTTTGCGTTTCTGATGGTACAAATACAACAACAAGAATTATAGAAAAAGGTTATGCAACTATAACTGATTCTAACTCACCTTATGCAGCTGTAGCAGGAGCACAAATTTTTGCTAATACAACAGCTAACCCAATAGAAATTGATTTACCTTCATCTCCAGCGGTAGGAGATGAAATTACTGTCATAGATGCTAGAGGTACATTTAATTCAAACAATTTAACCATTGATAGAAA